ATATACCTCTAATTGATTGTGCCAAAGCTGTTGCTGCGATTGATCCATGTAAAGAGTTACCACTTGAGTCCAATACAATTGTGGTACCATCATAACGCCCTGGCGGGGCATTAAACTTATAGTAAAGTTTTAAATCACTTGATGGGAATATATTTTTTGTTGGTGCACTTTGTCGTTCTAATAATGATCGTGTTGTATGATATATTCGAAGCTCGTCAATTGCACCTGATAATAATTGGGTAGGTGTATATGTAGAAAACCCAGGTGAACTATGTGATGAACCAGTGCCAATATACATAGAGCTAAATGAAAAATCGATTTTGCCAAACTCATTGCTGGTTGATGATGTCGCCTGTAACTCGGCACCCTTATATAACTTTAAATTTTGTGATCCAGGCTTTCGATCAAATGTTGCAATAATATGTGACCATTCACCTTTTGGTATGGTCATCGATGCACTTAACCCTAATGATGCCGAAGAAACATATAATGTTATTGTTTGATTAGTTAGACTGGTCGACCCGGATGATGCTAACGTTATCCCATTTGACCCAGACAGTTTTTGTAATATTATCCCTTTATGTGATGATTCAATCGGCGCATAAAATTGCATTTCAAATGTTATTGATTTCATATCTGGGTTTAATATACTTTTTCCTGTCTTATTTTTTGATAGCGTAGGGTAATCCGTTCCGGCATAATCCTTAACTTCGATAGGGATCACATTTAATGCGCCGCCTCCAAATCTTGCAAAATTTTTGTATTTTGGAAATTGATCATAAACATATTTTTCAAAACCCGTAAGACCTTGTAAAAATACCTCTTTTTCATCTTTTTCACCATCAAAAGGATAATGATTAATGATACGCTCAAATGCAACATTAACATTTGACTCTGCGGAGTTAAAAAATGTGTGATTCTCAAAGTTAGAAAAGTCAATAGGTATTTGTTGTGTACTCTCAAGAGGTGCACCTGGGGTGATGAATCCTATATTACTTGTCGGCGCCCCGCCAGAATCAATATCATTAATTGTTAGTTGGGTATAACTTTCAACCTCACGTGTTATTGCATTACGACTAACTGCGGGATTAAAAAGGTTTTTTAAATTTTGTATGTCCTTAATTCCCATTATTAAATCACCCTAAACCTAGATAAAGTTTTATGTATTTTTATTTCGCCGGTGTCAACAGTCTTGATATCAAATGTGTACGTACGACCTTTATGAAGTGACGACATATCAAACTCAAAATACATTCCATTACTGTCTTCAGATAATCTTGTTGCGGTTTGTATAAATGGAATTACAATCTTACCTGTTATAACATCACGAACTTGATAATATGCAGTTTCAACGGTGGTTGACTTTAAAAAATAATGTCGACGTGAAGCTATTGTTTCCTTATTGTAGTCCGTAATAAAAATACGTAACTTAACCTTTTCATTGGTTTTAAATTCAGGTGATAAATTTGTTATCTTTACACCAAGATCTTTGGGGATCTCATTAAACCCAAACCGTATTGGTGAATTAATTTTCAATGATCCTGTATGCCATGAAGTAAGTCCGTCTAAGGATTGCCAATATGTGTCAAATGTTATACTCCCGCTATCTCGTACATAATCCGATATTGTTGTGGTACCTGATATAACCGAATTATCATTAATATCTAACGCAAATGTTGATGAATATACACCTGTTATGAAATTATTAATATCACCCGGGATTTTATGTTGACTTGCCGATATTGTCTTCGAAAAAGCGCCTGTAACCAAATTAACATTTAAGCATATAGGTGATATCGATGAACCAGTTATGGGCGTAAGAAGAGTACCGCTCTTAATAGAGGCAGGTCGCCCGCGCTCGAATGAATTTAAAAATATTGAACCGGTTAAATCAAAATAAAATGACGTATGATGATCCTGAATCGAATCATCAAATCCAATACGTAATTTTGGTTTAAGAAAAATGTTTCTTGCCTGCGCCGACCCAAACCTTTTTACAAATCGGGTTTTTGAATCATCTTCTTGGCTTCCCGTAAAACTAAGCCTAAATCCATGATTGGTGATTTGACCTGCCAAACTAGCAGAAACTAGTTTTGTCACATCAATTGCCAGATCCTCTGTACCTTCAACAAATGTTTGTTTACATTCAAAATTTAGGTTTGTTATACTACCATTAACATTTCCACTCGCAAAATAATCGACCAACTCCGGACCATCTGATGAACCTGATGCGGCGGCACCGCCTGAAACCCATAAAGTTGATGTACCTTCGGAATAACTGCTTGTTTTCCAATTTGAGACATCTAAATCCCTAAACCCTGCAACATCACGCCCATTACCTTCATCAAATTTACGTGCCAATGGAAACACTGATAACGTAAAATCAGCAGGAACCCCTTGTCCACCCATTACATCATATAACAATAACTCCGCCCTAAAAGATGAATTCGTATAATCAAGTTTTGAACGAGTAAGTGCTTGTATGGTTGAATAATCAAACTTTATTAATGCGCGAGATAATTCTATTTTATCTGTTGAATAAGGTTCATTTGCGGATCCGGTTAATGTTGATTCATCATAAAGCTTGTAAATATCAATTGTGCCTGCCCGACCGACATTTGCATCCGAAGCGGAAAATGTATTATTAATAATTTTATTTGTTATGTATGTATCAGCACTAGCTGTAAGTTGCAAGATCATAATACGTTCCCAATAATGTTTGTATTTGGATATTTGAGCTCGAATATTGTGCCAATTGGTGGGACAATTAAACCATTCGTTAAACTTGCGTTTAGATCAAATAACTCAGATGAATATGAGTGTTTCTCATCCTCACCAATATAGTTTATAAATTTTAACGAAGGCAAAGACTGAACCCCGGGTGTGTTTAATATTGAATATATTATGTCTGATTCAATAATTGGTTCGTCAATTTGGAATGTTGAAACATCCAATAATGTCCTTAGATTAATCAATACCGTACGTAATGTTGCTATTTTATTAATATTAGGAGCAATGCGAATAGTAAACTCAATCCCAAAATTAATGATTTTTGCATCCTTAATATGAATTGTTTCACTAATCAATCGAAATTCATTTAAATACTTTCTTAAATTTAGCTTTAATGTATCCGATGCCGGGGCAAGATTACCTGAAGAGTTTCGGCTTATGATATGCAAATCACTTGATAAATTGTTATCTGGGGATGGTGAAACACCGGCGCGATAAACACGCCCAAATTGTGATGGGATTGTATATACACGTGCTAGTAAATCTTCTCTTGTTACAATTCTATTTTGTGAATTATTCGCAGATGATATTTTATTCTTAAGATCAGCAATCGATAATGCATTATCACCACCGGTTGCAGGATTTGTGTTTGTTACAATAAGGCTGGCTTTTATTAATGTCTTTTGGGCACTCGTCGCAGATGATGGAAATATTGCACTTAATGCAATCAATTGATTAATCGCGCCGGCGCCAACATTTGTATTTAGCCCACCCCCAGCAAGGTAATTAACTGTTACTGTTGTCCCACGAGGTGAAACACCCAAAGAGTTTGAGTTCAATAATGAATTTGGATCAATTGAAAATTTTGAAAATGTTGTTGTGCCAACCAAAGGTAACGCAAGCTCTGATGGGTCAGATATTATGTCATCTTGAATTGATTTTGCATCACCGGATCCAAAACGTAGTGTTGTTAAACGCGTTGTAAGACTGGTTGATTGTACAAAACGATAAGGTGCTGGAATTACCTCAAGATTAGATGAAGCATTTGATCGATCATTGACACCCAAAGACACTGCTTTGAAAACATTATCTTGTGATAAATCAGCAACCTCATAATAAGTATTATTGTTTAGATCAACAACAGACAGAATTGATGAAACATCCGTGCTAGTTAAAACAATTGTTCTAAATGGTGTATGTGAATCTGGTATGCTAAATGATTGTACAATTAATTTGCCACCAACAACCTGTATTTCTCTTGTTATTTTAAATGTAGATATGGTACCATCAATATTAGTGGAATTAATCACCACATCTGCGATTAACTCACCAAGAAAATCAGTTGCTGCGTAATCAACGTCTTCAATTGTTGTAAATGTTGTTCCATTTTTTGCTCTAAATGTTGTCCCTGTTAAAATTTTAGGCAATTGGTTCGGTTCAGGTATTGATTGACCTTCGTCTAGCGCGACATCAACAACTAATGAAACGTTAACAGTTGTTGACGAAGGGGCCTTTCCTCTAATTTTAACATCGGCATTTTTAAGATGTGTTTCAATATTTGTTAATTCCACCGCGCGTGTATAATCAAGCTCATTAAACTGATGATCCATATAAAAAGACATTGAATCGCCAACAAATGCAGCCATGTCAACGAGCATACCCCCAAGTGACGCTTCCGAAAAGTCTTTGATCTTATCCGGAAAAAATATATTTGCATATTCTATTAGTTGTGATCTAAATCCATCGAAATCACGAGCAAGATAGTTTCTTTGTCTCACATTTTTTATTTTTTTTACCATTTACCCACCCATGTGCAAAATTAACTCAACGCCCTGCTGGTCGTTACTTAATAGAGGTACATTATATATAATACGTATCCCAACGTCGGCAAGACCATACGCATCTAAACCATTATTAATAGTTTCAAATGTTAATGGTTCGATAAATGGCATATATTTTGCTATAGCCTTGTTAATACGTCTAATTGCAATGGTATCAAAATCTTCTTTTCCTAAATCAAAAACCAGCGGCCTAATATTCGCGCCAAAATCATATAAACCAAGGCGTTCACCATGATTTGTTAGTAATAGATTTTTAAAATTATCTTTAATATTTTTTAAAGCATCCGTATGCATTGCAAATAAACCATCGGCCGACCCATATTCTATGGGAGTCTTTATACCAATGTAACGTGTTCTATTTGTCAGGGTTTTTTGCTCCTGTACCTCAGTAGACGTCATTCCAACGGCTTTAAAGCTATATGTTTTATTTGAGCCTGTAGGCAATATTCACCTCAATTTATAAATATTCACCTCTTAGCGCGCTTTGCGATATCAGGTCTCGAATTCCCCATCAGATATTGCATCATTCAAAAAATTAACAATCGTAGTGGCCACCTCATCGACCCATACCTGATCAGGTGGTGGGTTATTAATATTTTTCCCATCAAGATCAACATTTTTTGCTGCAGTAGGCAAAACTCACCTCAACATATAAGTATCATCTTATC